CGTGCAATGCACGGAAATAAAGTTCGTAGTGGTGGTTCAACTGCTGCTGCATATACAAACGACACATCACACTTATCAACTATTTTTGGTCACATTCACCGTATTGAAATGCAGTACAAGACTACTTATGATGCAGACGGTCCAATCCGTAGCGTTGCATTTAGTCCAGGATGTTTGTGCCGTGTAGACGGTGCTGTTCCTTCTGTTAACTCAGGTGTTGGTTCAGACGGTCGTCCAGGAACTCATTGGGAGAACTGGCAACAGGGTATGGCTATTGTTTGGTACAACGAAGAGACAGGTCGTTTTTCAATTGACCCAATTCATATTATTGAGGGTTCTGCTGTGTATCACGGTATTGAATTTCAATATAGTGAATCTCTCGCTCAAACTCAGAATCCTTCTGAGAGTTAGTGATTGAACCAACCCAACCACATTTAATTGGGTTACAAACAGCCTGAAAACGTGTTTCATCAACTATTGCAATAGCAACGTGGTGGTTATACGTCATTTCATGCTCCCTTTAACCTGACAAAAACAAGTCTACCCTAGAACATAAGCACTATGAGTAGCCAGCCTTTAAGTGCACATCAATTTGCTGAGCACGTAAATGACCCAAACAACTACGGTGTATCCGTAAATTTAGCAACGGGTCAACACGTGTCAGGTAAAGGATTTATGACCGCATTTGACGGAGCAGAGAAATCAACATCACTTCCGATGACTGCTAAAGACGTTACCGATTATCGTAATACACACGCTAATAAAATTGAAGGTAACTCTGCAATTGCTCACGGAGCATGGAAAAACCCTCAAACTCCAGGAACTGCTGACCAAGACTTATCAGTACAAATCCCATCTCCTAAAGAAGCACAGACTATGGGAATAGAGGAAAAACAAAAAGCCTCATACGGATTACCAAGAACCCGTGTTTCTTCTCGTGGACATAACATGGGTAAAGAAGGTGGAGATGTTCTTTTACATACTTCTGACCTTGGAAAAAACGATTCAGACCCACGATACCGTCCAGGTGCATTAGATATTCCAGGACAAGGCTCATTTACAAGAAACCAATACAAAAACAAAGATTGGAAAAAAACCGCTGGTACTTTAAACGGTCGTAAAGTTTCTTTTGAGGAAGTATTGCGTACTATTAATGAGAACCGTGTCAATCGTATGCGTGGTGAGTAATGCTAGGAAACTTAAGCCCAAACCAAAACTGGCAATCTATGGGTGCTGGTGGGTTAAACGGCTACAACAATCAAGGCGGTTATGGTGGACCAGCGGTTCGCTCTAACTTAGATTTCCAACGTCTTGGTGTTGGTCGTGTTCCTTCTGCTGAATACCCAGACGGTTATTTGGGAACAATGGTTACTCGTCGTCGTGACGACAGACTATTAGATTCAATTAAAAATAACGTTAATAAAAAAGCGTATCAACGTGGTGTTCACAAAGGTGAACGCATTGAACCTTCAGGCTACTACTGGCCTTCAGAATTACAACCCACCCGTGGAATATCAAGACAAATGAAGTCAAAAATTGATTCATCTGAAGGTGTGGTTGTATACCTTTCACAACGTAATTCTCCAGCAATGGAACTTACTCCGCATCCACATCTAGTTAACGATGGTAAAGCAAATCTTCGTGCCGATGAACCAGGTCAACTAAACCCTAAGAGAGCATCGCAGTTAGCAAATATGCGACCAGCCTGGAGATAACATGACACAAAAAGCAGATGGTCGTTATGACCACACAAAACCATGGACAGCACGTCCACCATTTCAACCTGACCAGGTAGCAAAACGTTGGCAATACAACGGCCCATGGTCTTCTAACGAAGAACGCCTAACTTCTCAAGCATTGATGGTTATGAATATTCCAGGTGCTGAAATTGCTCAAATGGTACGTCCACCACTGCCTCAAATTCGTTTATTCCCAGACCGTTATGGGTATGACCGACGAGCATTTGGAATTGACAATATAGTTTCTATTGACCGCAACTATGTAGAGCCACGCATCTCTTGGTACTCAGGTGGAGTAGCAGGATATTCAGGTTCAGCCCGTAATGATTTAGGAGCCAACTAATGGATATTGAAAGTGGTTCATACACACTCGACATGCAAGTAAAGCGTGTTGTAGATAACACTATGAAGTACAACGGGTCACATCCATGCACAGGATGCGGATTAATTATGGACCCAGTTTCTGCTATGTATAGCAAAGGCATGTGTCCACAATGTTTTGCACAACGTAATGCTAAACGTCTAAAGGATAAGATGGTCTGATGGCACGTAGAAAGAAAGCAGCACCAACTGTTAAGCGTGGTCCTGATGGCAAAATGGTTTCGTTAAAACCACAGCCAGGTCCAACGTCAGGAGTACCTACATTTGTTGGTAAATCTGGTGCTGCAAATGCTGCTCCCGCTAAGCCCATTAAGAAACGCAAAAAAACTCGTTCAGGTAAAAAACTAGACATTTCAGGAAAAGTTCCAGTACCTACTGTTGTTCGTGAAGGCGGAAAACTTCGTGGAACAACCGCAGCAGAAAGAGCAGCAGCAGTAACAACGGAATTAGCACCAACTCCCGTAGTTCCTCAAACACCTCGTAGTAGTGGAGCAGCACGGGTTTACAAAGGAGCAACTGCAGCACCTATTAAAAAAGGTGCAGCACAAGGCAAGTATTCCCAAATAAAAGAACTAAGTGACCACGCTGTTACTTTGCTGGGACGTATGCAAGAGACTCACGGCACTGAGGCATATCACGACCACCATGCTGAGTTCAACATGGTTCATGCTACTTTGGGTCAAATGTCCCCAGAAGTTCATGGAATTTTGGGTATGGCAAGGGATTTTGTTCATCGACCATCAGAAAAATCTGCTGCTGGTTTAATACACACACAAAAAGCACTACACGCTAGACTAGGCATCATCAAGGCTGTTGAGGCTGACCGTCAAACACGTCGTGATGCTAATAGACCTCAAGGGGAATAATTATGATTTCATGGAATGACCGTCGTTCATCAAAGCCAGGTATGAGTGCAGACCGCAAGACATACCGAGTAAGCGATAACGTAGCAGTTAAGTCGCCTGATGGTAAACCATTAAAGGGAGACTCTCTTAAGGGTGCACGTCAAGCAGCAAAGCAAAACAGAGAAGCAGCAGCAACACCTTCTAAAGCAGAATCAAGAGCAAATGCTCGTGGTCTAAAGGCTGCAAACGAACCTAAAAAAGTCCCAGTAGAAAACATCTCAAAGGTGGCTACACGAGTCTTTGGTATGTCAACAACTAAGGGTCGTGGAAAACCAGCAATGGTTGTTCCTGGTTCTAAGAAAGAAGCCAAACTTAAGGCAAAACTTGAGTGGGCTGACGCTTATGACAAAAAGCGTGACGCATCATTTGATGCTCGTATGAAGAAAATGAAAGGCTAATCATGGCTGTTAACTCATCACGCTCAATGAACAAGTCTCTTAACGACGGTTCAACAGACGGCAAGTATCGTAAGGCTCGTCCTGATACAGAAGTTATTGCAGGTGCAGGTTCAGAGGAAACTCTACGCAATCGTCAATCATTGCACCCATTCTTCAACTACGGATTTGTAACCACAGAACACCCAGACCAGGTAAACCCAGGTAAGTAAATGGCGAACGAAGTTCCTGACCGTTCCCAAGTTGACCGTTCTGCACAATCAGTCGACACTTCAAACATGATTGCTAAATGTGGTCATGAAGATATGTTGGGGTATTTTGCTGGAACCGTTTGTGGCAAATGTGCACGAAAGAATCATAAGAAAGCGATGGGACGATAATGGCTAAAAGAACTTCTAACACAAATGCTGGCCCTCTTATTCAAGGGCGTGAGCCATTTAAAGGTTCCAACATGGAAGGCGTAAAGGGAGCACCATCTTCACACGGATGGTTGAACCAAACTCAGTTTTCAAAGCAACTTGCTGATGCAGCAAACACTATTGACTACCATGTTAAGTCTTACAACACTCCAATTGCTGCTCACTCAACTGAGCATGGCTGGATTTATCCAGACGTTTCACACAGCCCATCTACTGGTAAGCATCAGTCTATTGTTCGACGTGCCCTTGGCATTAAAAACGAACGTGAAAAGAAAATGGATGCACGTGCTGAAAAGCGTAAGGCAAAAGCAGAAGCCAACGACCAACATCTCTGGAACTCATAATTTAATCTGATACGCTAAACCCCTACTTACAAGGAGCACTACATGGCAAATGTCCCTATTTTGGGTTCTCGTAAACCTGAAGAGAATGAGCCAGTTCTCAGACTTCTGCACTGCAAAGTGTGCAACACCATTGAAGAACTTCCTCCTTACGTTGGTCCTGCTGAGCATGACCAACTATTGGCTATTGCTTGTGAAAAGCACAAGTTCCCATCAGGAGACGAACATAAGGGATTGTTATTTATTATCCCTGTAAAAGCATGGCTTAACAGCGATGCTCGTAAAGACGTTATCCGTCAAATTAAAGGCGGAGGTTCAAAGGGTCTTGACGAAATTGATGAAGGGTTCTACGATACGAAAAGCCAGTTTGGTGAAGATGCCATGACTTGCTGGAAGCGTAAAAACAAGCCACAGGATAACTGTGACGAGTATCAGTCAGAAAGCAAACGCCTTCTGCCTAATACTGCTAAAGAAAGAAAAGAATTGGGTATGGACCCACTTGGTGACGCAGGGCCTAAAAACTATGTTTGTCACTTCTGTCCTATCCATAGTAAGGTAGTACAACGTAAACGACAACTGATGGGACTATACGACTAATGAGTGAAAAAGAAAATTCAGACTTCTTCTTTATCGTTGAGGTAAAGAAGGACGGCACAATCCAGACTCATGCAAAATGGGGCGATGGAATTGAAGCAGACCGTACTCCAAATACATACGACATTTTTAAAGTATGTAAGGAAATTGTGTCAGATATTGACCAGCAACTACTTGCTGACCGTGTAATCGGTGGAGTTCTTAATATCCTTAACTCTCGTGAAGCAACTGTAAGTGAAAAGGTTGCCGAGGCTCTAAAGGCTCGTGGAGTTGAGTTCAACGCTGGTGAGCAGACAATTGAGTTTGCTGCCGACGAAGAAGTAGTCAACGACTAATGATTGCTATTGAGATGTCCTGTGGGGGCTGTGAGAGTTCCCTTTCTATCTCAGGAGATGACAAAGAAAGCGAACAGGTTTGGCATCTCACACACAGGTTTACTGCTGCTCACACAGAATGCGGTTTTGTAAAGCCGCCTTCTGTAGAACGAGAGGCAACAAGACCTATGAAAAAACGCATCATCAAGCCTTTCAACGAGGAAGATGACGAGTAAACTTTAAGCATGGACCGTAACGATGCTTTACATCGGGTGGTTGGCTCAGTCACTTTGGCGGGGTCAACCACTTCGTATTTTAGCGAACCTGAAAAAGACCTTGACCCTGTTCTCTTTGATGGAGACGTATTAAAGGGTTGGGTTCGCAACAGCATCCTTAGAATGCTGAATGACTTCTTAGGAACTACGTATCGAAATCCAGTTGCTTGGTCAACTGTGTGGATTGCAGGTTCTGGTGTTTCATACCAATGGAAAGTAAAACGTGAACCAGGTGACCTTGATGTTTTAATTGGGGTTGACTACGAAACCTTTAGACGTTTGCATCCTGAGTATGTTGGTTTATCAGACACAGAAATTAGTCAAATGTTAAACGATGACTTTCGTGCTGGATTAATGCCAAAAACAAAAAATTGGGAAGGTTTTGAAGTAACCTTTTATGTAAACCCAGGTGCTACAGATATTCGTATTATCAAACCTTACGCTGCTTATGATTTAACAAACAACGAGTGGACAGTTCATCCTGACCCACAGGCTCGTCCTGTTGAGTCTCCTGCGTGGGAACAAGCAGCACAACGTGACCATCAAAAGGCTATAGAACTTGTAACTCGCTATTCTCACATTAACGCTACTCTTGAAGCAGCAACTAATCCTGCTGCTCGTCGTAATGCAGAACACCAGTTGCTTGATGTATTAGAGCAAGCCTCTGCATTGTGGGAGGACATACATAGCAGTCGTAATCGTGCTTTTTCTTCAAAGGGAGAAGGTTACGGAGACTTCTATAACTATCGTTGGCAAGCAGGTAAACGTCTTGGAACTATAACTGCTTTAAAAACAATGAAAGACTATCTTGATTCTTTAACAGCACAAGAAGAAGTGCAGACTTATGGAGTTACACTTCCTGATACACGGACACTTATCCGTAGAGCCTTGATGTATAGGGCGGGAAGATAGGGACACTTGAACATACTCGTAGCATTAGAAGGGGTTCTCAGTTCGGATAACACAGACAATCCAAATAGAACTGGTGCTCTGCTTTACTATGCCTTAAGAACAAACAATCGTGTAGCCATCTTTACATCGTGGTCTAAAAAAGACGCAGAACATTGGTTAGCGGTCAATGGGTTTATTGGTTATGACGAACTTATAGACAATACTTACGACCTAATTGGTGAAGAGTTACCTCAGCGACAGGTTAATTTGGCACGGTCAAAGAACCCAGTTGATTTAGTTGTTAGTGCAGACCCCGTCCTATGTGCATGGACATTTGAGCAAGGGCTACCTTCTTTAGTGTTTGCTAATCCAGACACAATGAACATTAGTAACCGTCCAGATGCTCCTAAGAAGGCTCGTGCTTGGGGGGCCATCGAGGAGACCATCACCAAAAGAAACATTAAACGCTCAGAAGATGCTTCTAAAGCAGATACCTTCTACAACAGGTTTGACTAGTCATCCAGATGAAGATTGTATTTGGCGGGGCCGAAGTCGGCAGCAACCGCACTCTCCTAGAAGACATGTCTGTAGAAGTTATGGGCTTGTCGTTCTATGCTCTAAAGAAGCGTTACCTTCCTAAGAACAAGTTATGGCTTGTCTCTGAGCATTTTCCAGATGGGGTCAAGGTTATTTTGGATTCTGGGGTGTCCCAGGCAGAACGTGATAACTTGTCTAAAGAAGAACTAACTTCTTTAGCAGCCGAATACCAAGACTTCGTAGCCAACAACCTGGAACGCATCACGGCTTTTATTGAGTTTGATTCTCAGGTATTGGGGTTGGATTGGATTAAGCAGGAACGAGCCTCCTACGAACATGACCCTAAATTATGGGTAGTTTGGCATGAGGCTTATGGGCTTCAGACCCTCAGAGAATGGGCTAAGACCTACCGAAACGTAGCCATACCCCACGCCACTATTGAGTCCGTTACGACCCTTGCAGGGGTCACCAAAGCCCTTCTAGCACAGCAGGGAACCCAGTTCCATGCACTAGGCTCAGCCAAACCCGACAACCTGCGTCAGATACCCTTTGCCTCATCCACCACCCTTTCATGGCTTAGTCCTATGAGGAATGGAGAGACCATAATTTGGGATGGCAAGCAGATTGTCCGTTACCCAAAGAAGATGATGGCTCAGGCACGACCACGCTATAAAGCAGCCGTTGGAAAAGCAGGGTTGGACTTTGAGAAGTTTCTACAGAATGATGGCGTAGAGTCATCTAAGGTTGCCGTATGGTCTTATCAACAATTGGAGTCGTCTATGGACAAGAAACGCCCTGACTTACACATCATTGAGGGCGGTAACGACCCCCTATTATCTGATAACAGCGATACCCCACTACTAAGCACTTTTGCGGAATCGTGGGGGGAGGCTTCTGATAACAGTGACTTAGAAGTGCGGAAAGATAATGCACCTGAAGAGGCTAAAAAGGTCGTTGAAAGAGACCCTCAGGAGATAGTAAACCTGCCTGTCTTTGGTTACAAAATGAAGACCATTGTGGACGTAGATGATGAGGGCAACGAGGTCCTTAAAGAAGTTCCAATGATGCAAAGCACAGGGGCTTCTCTACGACAATGCGATACTTGTTTTGTGGCTGCCAACTGTCCAGCCTTCAAACCGCAGAACACTTGTGCCTTTAATTTGCCTGTCTCAGTTCAGAACAAAGACCAACTAAAATCGCTATTAAATACCGTAATTGAGATGCAGGGAGCAAGAGTTGCGTTTTCTCGCTATGCTGAGGAACTTAATGGAGGCTACCCTGACCCCAACACTTCACAGGAAATTGACCGCCTTTTCAAGTTGGTCAAGGGCATGAAAGAGTTGGAAGAGAACCGAGAATTCATTAGGATTACTGCTGAGCGACAGTCCTCAGGAGGTGTGCTTTCAGCCATCTTTGGAGACAGAGCACAGGCTCTTAAAGACCTTCCGAATGGGGGTTTGAACGCTAATGAAACCAACAAAATCATTCAACAAAGCCTAGAGTAATTATCTGATAACAGTAAGTGGAGAGGAGTGGAACAAGGTGGGGGCAAGTGGAGCACTGTTATTAGGTGCATGAGCCTCTGAACTACGATTAACTTTACCTCTTCATTTTTCAATCCCAACAACCCGAAAGGCTTTACCTATGTCCCTTTTCTCTTTCAAACTAACCGAAGACTATGTAGCGGGATACCGTTCCAAGCAAGCCCCTTTTGGCTATAGGGATGCTGCTGGTAACTCAGTCGGAGAGATAACCTTCTTACGCACATACTCTCGGTTGAAAGAGGACGGCACTAAAGAGACTTGGGTAGATGTTTGTGAACGAGTCATCAACGGCATGTATTCGCTTCAGAAAGACCACGCCAAATCTCAACGCCTTCCATGGAATGACGCTAAGGCTCAGGCTTCTGCTAAAGAAGCCTTTGACCGCCTTTGGAACTTAAAGTGGACTCCACCTGGTCGAGGGCTTTGGGTTATGGGAACTCCGCTAGTCAATGAACAACGTAACTCGGCAGCATTACAGAACTGTGCTTTTGTCTCCACAATGGAGATGAGCAAGAACAATCCTGCTAAGCCTTTTGCCTTTCTTATGGAGGCTTCAATGCTTGGCGTTGGAGTGGGCTTTGACGATAAAGGTGCAGACAAGGACTTCCTCATCTATGAGCCTAGAGTTGAACTTACTGAAACCTATCAAGTCCCTGATACTCGTGAGGGTTGGGTCGAATCTGTAGTTCTACAGATTAACTCCTTCTTAAAGCCTGACCAACCTCTTTATACCTTTGACTACTCTTTGGTTCGACCTGCAGGTGCTCCTATTAAAATCTTTGGTGGAACGGCAGCAGGACATGAACCTCTAAAGAAGTTGCATGACCACATTGAGGCTTTGTTCGCAGGTCGTTCGGGACAAAAAATAACTCGCAAGGACATAGCAGACATCGGCAACCTTATTGGTGTCTGTGTAGTCTCAGGCAACGTCCGTCGTTCAGCAGAACTTCTTATTGGTCGCATTGACGATGAAGACTTCTTAAACCTAAAGAACGCTGAGGTCTATCCTGAGCGTAACTCTTATGACCCTGAGAAACCTGGTTGGGCTTGGATGAGCAACAACTCTGTAGAAGCAAAGGTTGGCTCAGACTTCTCAAAGATTATTGACGGCATTGTTCGTAATGGTGAGCCTGGGGTTGTGTGGATGGACGTATCACGCAAGTATGGTCGTCTCATTGACCCGCCTAACAATAAAGATTGGCGTGTAGCAGGTTACAACCCTTGTGCTGAACAAAGCCTTGAGTCTTTTGAGTGTTGCACATTGGTTGAGACTTACCTCAATCGCCATGATTCTTTAGAAGACTTCAAGAGAACATTAAAGTTTGCTTACCTCTACGCAAAGACTGTAACTCTTCTTCCAACTCACTGGGAAGAGACCAACGCAATCATGCAACGCAATCGTCGCATTGGAACTTCTATTTCAGGTATTGCAAACTTTGCAGATAACAATGGTTGGACAGTGCTTCGTGATTGGCTTAACGAAGGCTATGGCGTAGTAAAGGCTTATGACGAGTCTTACTCAGAATGGCTTGGTATTCGTCAGTCAATCAAGATGACTACAGTAAAGCCTTCAGGAACAGTCTCAATCCTTGCTGGTGAAAGCCCTGGGGTTCATTGGGCTTCAGGTGGTAAGTTCTTTAACAGAGCAATTCGCTTTGCTAACTCTGACCCAATGCTTCCTCTTTTCAAGATGGCTAACTACAGAGTTGAACCTGCTTCTGAATCTCCTGAGACAACTTCTGTTGTGTTCTTTCCAATTGAAACAAATGCTAAGCGGGCTGAGAAAGAAGTCTCTGTTCATGAGAAAGTTTCTTTAGCAGTTGTAACACAGCGTTATTGGTCAGATAACTCTGTATCTGTAACAGTTACATTCGACCCTGAGAAAGAAGGAGATTCTATTGCTTCTATCCTTCACATGCACGATGGTCAGTTGAAGACAGTCTCATTCTTGCCTATGGGCAACATGACTTATCCTCAAATGCCTTACACACAAATTACTCCTGAGGAGTATGAAGAAGGTCGCATGACTCTTATGCCTATTGACTTTAGTGGTGTCTATGCTGGTATGGCTGCCGACGCTATTGGAGAGGCTTACTGCACCACAGATGCTTGTGAAGTAAAGTTGATTAAAGACAATCAGTAATTGCTTTAGAAAGTAAGAAAGCCCCCTGTAACCAACACAGGGGGCTTTCTTTATTTAGTTTTATTTAGGAAATAATTTTAGCCATTCTTTTGCTTTGGGGGTCATACCCTTCCAAGCAGACCAATCAGTTCCTTGATTACTCATGTAATAAGCAATCTGTGCGTTAGTTACGGGGTCAAGCAACATCGCATTAGACACCATGCTGAACTTCTCTCTGCGTATGTCTCCCATAGTTCCAATCATGTTGATTTGGAATAGTCCATAGGAGTTGTCGCCTGTCTTTGTATTGCCATTGTGGGCAATAGAACGACCACGACTCTCACGCATAGCGATAGCCCATGCTTGGGATAAGGCTTTGCCTTCGAACCCGACCTCTTTCAGTAAGGCTTTCAATTCAAGTCTTGTTAGTTGAGGCTTTTGTCTCAACGCTTCCAACTTCTTTGACGGACTTACCTTTAAGGCTTTCTCGACTGTTGATTGGGCGGGCTGAACTGGCTGAACAACCGCTACCTTCGTTGGTTCAAGTGCCTTAGCAATCGCAAAACCGCTAAGAAACAATGAACTTGCTACTGTAATAGTGGCTACGACCACCACGTTTTTTCCTCTTTGTGTTAGTTTCATAGTTTTCTCACCTTTCTCCAAAGAAGTCATTTACGGCTTCCGACGCATTTGACCTTTGGTGGCGGATTCGGTGTAGATACCTCTCCGTCGTTGTGATTGACTGATGACCCAAACGTTCTTTGACCTCATGAACATCAACTCCACTCTTTAGTAATTGAGTAGCGTTGGCGTGTCTTAGGTCATGCGTTCTTGGATACCAACCAATACCTGACTTTTCTATGGCTTCGTTCCAAGTGGCTCGCCACTTATCACGACTGAGATGGCTTTCGCTAAGGCTTTCTCTTTGGCTAAGGCTTTGCTTTTGGCTAAGGCTTTTGCTTTTAGAGACGCTTTCGCTAAGGCTCTCTCTGCCTTTTGATTTGTCCTCTCTGTATTGTTTGCGGTATTTACTGACCGCTTGCTTACACAGGTCGCACCTACACCCACCGACATTGTATGAATACGGAGTTGCGTGTTGGAATGTTCTACTACCAACGGCGTAGGGCTTGCTAGTCCTTTCTGTATGACTACCTGCTTGTCTTATTTTACCAAAACCTATCACTAAGGCTTTGGAAAACACCAATTCTTCTGAGCCTAATTTTTTATCCCGAACAAACTTCTTTAGGCTTTCATTAAGGCTTTTGCTTATAGTTACTGTGCGTTTATTGCCGTTCTTAGTAGAGGCTACAACTAAGAACCTTTCTCCTTTGTTAAAGGCTTTACCTACATCACTCACAGTTCTGCGAACATAAACTTCTTTTGACTTGAAGTTAAAGTCTTTAACCCTCAGTTCTGAGGCTTCTCCAAATCGGCAGCCTGAACCAATTAAGAACTCAGCAAATAACTTTGCCCCTTCAGTTTCCAGATGGGACACAATTTTTCTGAAGTCCTCAGGCTCTAAAGAACCTGTTGGGTCTGCTTTAGAAGTCTTTATCTTTATGCCATGCGTGGGGTTTGCGGGGATTAGTTCTTCTTCAACGAGTTGTCTAAAGACAGAACCCAATGCTGTTTTTACATGAACAACTGTTGAAGCGGTTACGCCTTCGGATAGTAACTTCTCTATAAGTTTGCGAACATCTTTACGAGTAATGCCAGTTACCTGTCGTTGTCCTAAAGAGGGTAGGACATACTTCTTTAGAGTTATGCCATAGGTTTTCTTTGTTATGACCCGAACATCTGTTCGGTTGGTCAGCCAATCTTTTACATAGGCTTCAAGTGTTGTAATAAGTTCAGGGTTCTCAGAGACTATGCCCTCCTCAGCCAGTAGAGCAGAGTTCAAGGCTTTGGCTCTTGTATTGAAAGTGCCAGCACTATGAACCTTGCCACCGCTTCGGTAATAGCCTGTATGCCGTTTATTTCGGGTTACTACATACGCCATTTCAGTTCCTCTCCTCAGGTTCTATGCTACCAACGAGTAACTTAAAACCCAAGTTACTGATGAGTAGAATTAAAAACAAAAAAGGGGAGGCAAACCGCCGTAGCGATTTACCTCCCCGTAATTTCTTTAGACTTCTGAACCTTCTTCTTTAGAAGGAACAGGCTTTATCTTTCTGCGGGTTGATACCCACTCATTTATTGTTTCCTCTTTCCAAACAGGTGTGCGTTGAAAGTAGTGGTCGGGTTCAGGCATAGTCTTATTGCTTAGATAAGTCTTTAGCGTATCCCTTGTTAGTCCTGACTTCTCAGAGACTTCTTTTGTAGTCAGCCACTCGGTCATTAGATAACTCCTTTCTTAGAGTTCTTTAAGGTCTTTATGTGCTGTGATAATTGCTTTCTGATTTTCTATGAGATTAGTTAATGCGTCAGCAGAAGTTCTCATGCCAAACATAAAGGCATAAATGTTCTCCATGTTCTCAGGGCGATAGCCCTTCTCCACTAACTCAGTAAAAATGTCGCTTGCCAGTTTAAGGCTATGCGACACCATTACCAACTTCTCTGCGTGTAGTGCTTCTTGTCGGCTGTTCATAGTCATTGTGTGTCCTCCTTCTAAAGAAGTTGGTGGGAAGCGAACCAACCGCCTCCCACCAACTTGTTGGTTAATGGATTACTTGCCTGTAAAGGCTTGGCGAATTGCGTTGAGTTGTTCCTCATACGCTTTTGCCTGTGCTTCCCAATACTGTCGCTGTGCTACAAGGTCTGTAATGGCTTTTACAGGGTCAATACCAGCAGAGACGATTGGGGTAACAGATACCGCAGGAGTTGTTGCCTGTGGTTTAGAAGGCTTTGGCTTTGAGTAAGACTTCTTTTTAGTTGTCTTACGCTTGCCTGATTTACCATTATGGACTTTGCCAATGTGGTGTGCTGTGCCTTGTAAGTTCTTAAACAGCATGAAGCACTTATTACAACCGACGGCTTCTAAAGAAGTTCCGTCTTGGTTATCAGAGAATAGGACTCTGCTCATTGAGTTGAACACACCGCCACTTGGAGACGGCATAGGTTCTTTAGCAATAAGTGTGTAACCCAACTTGGTGAAGTCGGTTTGTGGTGTTAGTGGTTGTGCGGATTTAATGACTATGTTGCTTTGAGTTTGTGTTTGGATAGGGCTACCTTCTTTCTGTAGTGGGCGTGGAGTGATACCCATGCTTTTCATAACTTTGGTATAGATAGCGTGATACTCGTCGGGGTATTTTGTTCTCAGTAATTTACGAGCCTTCTCTCTATCTTGTTTTGCTTGGAGATAGAACTCCACCCAATCCTCAGGGTGGTTGTTACGGAGTTGTCTATAGACTTCTCTGTAACCTTCTGAGTGCCTACGGCGTTGTTCTAACTCTCGTTTCCTTGCTAATTTCTGATTACCCATAAGTGTTGCCTCCTTTGCTCTGTGTTGTGTATAACCTCAGGTTATCTAAAGTTATTCCCATAATCAACTTCGGGTTTATGCCTTCTAAAGAAGTTAGTTTCTCCATAAGGCTTCCTCATACGCTTTCTCATAAAGAACTTTCTCTATGGCACTAACGCAATCGGTTTTTGTAATGTAGGTGCTGTCGTCGCCGTTGCGACTACAGATGAAGTTACCTTTATCGTCGTGGTCGTGATAACCCCACTCCCATAACTTGTCCTCATTTCTACGGACATAGATAGTTCCGTCATGAGATACATAACTTCCCCCACCTTTATCTTTGTTTGCTTTTTTGAGATTAAGCACTTGGACTTCAACTAGCAATTTCCTCCTCCTCCCATAAGTCTTTTTCGGCTGTTTCTATAGAACTCTTACAATCCTCACAGAGTTCCTCAGGCAAGTTTCCTTCTAGCGTTGGGTCAGGACACATGAACCACTCACTACACTCATTACAACAATGGTGTTCCTCACCCCACCCATAACGAGTCTTAACATCACAAGTGAAGTCAGAGCCGTCCTCATCAACGCTCATCATGCCTTCTGAGAAAGAGTAAGTTCCGTAGAACCCACCGCCTTCATCATGAAAACGATAAGTCATTTCTACATCAGGGTTCTGTTCAGATAACTTCTGTAGAACTTGCTCAACAGGACTCCACGCTGTCCAAAACTCCAGCATGACTTCTCCGCTTTCCCAATCACGACTTATCCACTCAACATCACATAAATCCCACTTGCTTCCCCAGTTAGTTGAGTTCCAGTTATACCAATTATCGTCCTCACTAACAGGTCGTGGAATAATCTTGTGGCATGAGAAAGTTCTTGGTTCGTGTGCTTCTGTTGCTTCACTAGGAGTAATTTCTACTTGCTTTAGAAGTTTGTGTAACTTCTTTGGCTTGCCTGTGATGACTAACGAACTTATACAATGGTTAGGCATTATTTTTTCGCCTTTATTACTAAACCATTTGTTTTGTAAGTTTGTAGGTCTTGTTCCATTTCCTCAATTCGGTAAGAGAACTCCTTTTCAGCGTAGTTGTGATACTCAACAGGGATTTGGTCAATAACTTCTTGGGTAATCCAGTTGTTATTTATCCAATGTTCTCTTGCTTTTAATTTTTTATCCCGACGGAAACCTCTACCTCTTATGCTTTGTAGAATAAACTCACCGCTATCGCTATCGGTGTGATACGAGAGGCTCTCTAAAAGAAACTTCTCTGTTCCAATAAGGGTTTGTTTTCCACCTGACCACTCCCATAACGGAACATCTATAACTATCTGTTCAAGGTCTGATAAAAGAACATCAACAGATAGTCCGATTGAACTCCAATGGTTGGTGCGTGTAGTTGGCTTGCTCATAAGTGTTGTAGTCATAGATTATGCCTCCTCTGTTTGTGGTCTATTCTTTTCAAGAATAGCGTTGTATGCCTTTGACTTGCCTGTGCCTAGTGGCTTGTATCCGTATCGTGTGAGACGGAAGTTGATAGCACCGATAGTAACTCCAAGTGCTTTAGAAAGTTGATACGCAGTTACACCACGACCAATTTCATCTGCTAACAGTTTCGTGTATTGCTCTGCTTCCTCACGAAACTTAGGACTATGACTCCGAACCTTTTGTGCCAATGGTTGAAGTTCTAATAACTTCTTTAGAACATCAGGGTCGGGTTGAACAATGTCTCTTTCATACGCAACATCAACAACAACTCTTGGCAACTTAGGAACAGGTAGTTCCCACACGCTTGCCAATACCTCAGGGTCTTGTGCTTCTTTAGACCTTGTGTAATCAAGAACTGTTTGTCTGTGGCATAGAAGTTCGTTAGCAATACTTTGTAGTGTCCAACTACCTTCTATAAGAAGTAAGCAGTAAGCCTTCTTTTGAGCCATAGGTAGGTCTCTAAGAAGTTTGCCAACTTCGTAAGGCAGAGTTAAGTTGTGGCGTTGAACCTTAACTAACTCTTTCTTTTTCATGCGATAGGTAGCACCTCTTGAAGTCTTAATCATTTTGATTTCAGGTGTATCGCTCATAGTTCCTCCTCCGCAAACTTAGAAGGAGTAAGAGAAGGGTCAGCATTAACTCGTAGTGCGAACCTTGCTGTGTCGTGGTCATTAGCAGAGATTTCTGTAAAGGCTTGTTCGTCTTTAGAACTCCATTTAGAAGTTTCTATAAGACATAAATCTCTAGCATCTCCGTAACTTCCGTCTTGTGAAATGAACATAACATCATCAGTATCGTTAATAGAAACAATACGAGCATAAACCTGTTCTAGTCCTTCAGGATTACTTTCGTAATTGTTTTCTGAGTAGTCTGCCAAGATTTCTAAAGCAACTTGCTCAGGGTCTTGTTCGTCAGGCACTCCGATTATTAAGTGTGTGTATCGCATAGTTATCTCTCCTCCCATAGTTCTTTATCGGCTTGGTCTAAAAAGGTCTCAACTAATCTTTTCCGAGATAGTTGAGTTACAGCACAATCAAGTGCGTTTTGTATTTCATGATGAACGCACTCTTTCCACTCATCATCTAGTTCGTCATAACACTCATACCAGTTGTTGTTTATGAAGTTAAGTCTGTCCTCACCTATGGCTTGATTAACGGCTCTATCATCAGCGAACTTGTCTTTAGAAAGTTCCCACAATGAATAGTGAGTTGTGTATTCGTCAGGTTTTGCTAAGTCGCTTATGTATTGAAACTTAACTTCACCAACAGCACACACCGAAACTGTGTGATTAAGTTCTGTGTTAGTGATACTTATGACTTCACCACTAAACCAGTTGCTATCTTGTCTGCTTGGAGAAACTTCTTTAGCAGTTAGATTTATTGCGTATCCAGATTGAGATGGAATACGAAAACCATTTACATAATCCCATAACCAATCGGCTTCTAAATCAAGGTCTTTACTCATGTTGTTCCTCCTCCCATAGTGCTTCATCATTAACGGCTTCTGCCTGTTCCTCTAAATACTCACGAACGAAATCATCACCGACCTCACTAACGGCTTCCCACAATTTTTCATGAGCATAATCAAGTCCGTCAATCGCATTACAAATTGACTTAAATAAATCATCAGGCATTACCCAATCCTCAGGTAACTCGTCATGATTATTTACAGCACTCTCAACAAAGGTTTCTTTAGAAACAATGCCAACAGAATAAACCAACTCGTTTTCATCAGGAAACCACTCGTTGATTTTTGCGATAAGTTCTTTAACAGTTGTGGCATACGGCATGATTAGTTCCGATACTTCTTGGCACAAGTTGAACCCATACCACCAGCAACAGACTTCAATGAAGTAAGTGTGATACCACAATGAACGCAAGAGCCTGTCTGACCACTCGCTTCTATTGCTTCGTTAAGTGTGAGTCGGTCTGCTTCTGTAACTTCATACAGAACCTTGTAAGCCTTGCCGTCATAGACCCAAGTGTTAGTCGCTGTATCAAGTGAGAACACCTGCCAGTTGCCACTCTGCCGACCTTTACGGATTGAATACACAATTCCGTTGTAACGATACGCACCTGTTTCAGTAATCGTAATTGACTTAGCGAACTGTGCGTTCTTTAGTTGTTCTATCCATACAGAAACTTCTTTAGCGGTTGGTGTGCCGTTCTTAATCGCATTAAGAACTACATCACCTCCTACTTTCTTTTCTGCTAAAGAAGTTACATAGGATAGTTGTCTATCGCTTGCTAGTCGTTCTACCTTGTCCTCTGCTTTAAGAAGTTGGTCAATAAGGTCTGTTCCGTATTGAACATTTATCTCCTCAAAGTTAATTGCGGATACATCAAGGTCATGCTTCTTTTGTTCCAGTAACTTCTTTAAGAAAGATACTTGGCGTTCTGTGATTGTGCGAACCTTGTAAGTTCCATACTGATTACCTGCTTTAGAACCTGCTCGCTTGTGTGTCTTAGTAAGTGTGGTCATGGTGTTACCTACTTTCTCTAGTTGGATTTTTTATCCCGAAACGATTTCGGTGTTGTGCTTGTTATCAAAGTAATCACCAACAATTTCTGTTAGTGCGACTACATTTAAGTCTTGTTCTATTGCTTTTAGTTTTAGAAGTCTCTTTAACTTACGACCTTCCGCAACTCTAACTTCTTTTGTATCTACAACTTCCATAGCAGGAACTTCTCTATCGCTAGAGACATACCACTTAGTCATTTCACGCAACTTTCTTTCGGCTAAATCTTTTCTCCTATGGAAAGTGGCATAAACCTGTCCGTTCCACCAGCCGTCTGATTTATCAACATAGATAACGGCGTGTGTGTAGTGGTTGTTACTAATACGAACACTCTGTGTTCCGCTACTACTTGTAGCAACAACACAAATCTGTCGTGGCTTTTCGTATCCGTCATACATTAGTTGTTACCTCCAATAACATCATCAAGCATTTTGTTACAAGAGCCATAGCCAAGAGCATTGGCATAAGGCTTA